ATCTTCCTGAGTATACCTCCAGATGAATATGTAGTATAACCTGACGAATCCTCTCCTTTTAACTCAAAAGTTGCCCCTGATACACTATCTATAGTAAATTCTTTATTATTAATTTGGGTCATCCCTACAATATCTTGTATTTGGATTTTATCTCCGTCGGTTAATCCGTGTCCTGCGGCTGTAACTACTGCTGGGCTAGCTGATGTTACCCCTGTAATAGCTACTCTATCTCCTAAAAAGCCTGATACATACTCCGAACGAACGTTAATAATAGAACCTGCTTGAGTTCCGTTAAGTTCTAAGTCGCATATAGGAGATAAATCTAAGACCCAATCAGCAGAAGCAATAGCGTTAGTGTCGGTAAAATCTTCGATAATATCGCAAACTGCTACAGTACTTGATGTTATACTGGTGATTGAAGCCCTTCCGGTTTCACCTGAGGAGTTATTAATAATTTGGCGGCCGACATCTGCGTCTAAAAATAACCCTGATGATACTGTAAAGTTAACTCCTACTCCTGTAGTGGCTGCTGGAGTTACTGTAACTCCTGTAGATTCATAACCAGATTCATAGGTTGGAGGAGGTAAAAACTCTACAGTTTCTAATACCCAGTCAGTGTTTGAGGTATTTCTGTAGAGTTTTCTAGGGGCTACGTCCGGGTGTGTGATATACATCGTAGTGCCTGATTGGGCATATTGGATTTCACTTAATTGAGCTGTCGTATAAGGCGATGATATTTCATATATTTTATTGACTGTCCCTCCTGAAGAATATGTAGTATACCCTGTGGTGTCAATATCGTTACTATCTAAATCTTGTATGGAAAACGTCGTAGAAGAAAGAACTGTAATCTCGTAAGGAACTGTAGAGCTATTAACTTCTGTCATACCTACAACTCCGGTAATATACACTTGGTCCCCTGTAGTATACCCGTGAGCTGCACCTGTTGTTACAACTCCAGGGTCTGCTTTGGTAATTCCTGAAATAGAGACGTCCGCTTCTGCTATTTGTCCGCTATTTGTAAAGAATCTGATATACTGGTTTCCAAATTCTAAAAGGTATGTGCTGGATTGGCTTAACTGGTATCTTACTAACTTAACGGCTGCACTAGAATCTTTAAGTTCTGCTATATATTTAAACCCATTTCTTCTTCTAACTCCTCCGTGAGGGAGAGGAATACAGTTGGTAGCAGTTTCTAACCCTTTATGATACTCTGCAGTATCTGACCTAGAATATAGTCTAGGGGATAACTCCCCTGCAGTAAAAGATGTTTGAGATACTATCTTTTTAGGCATTTTTATCTAACTCCGTCAGTTAAATCTATAGAAGTGAGGACTTCTTTAGAGCCTTGTTGTCCGTCTATAGCTAGATTAAGACTTACTAATTGATGGTATTCTTCTTTTAAGTCTCTAGCAATTTTTCTATCGCCCATTACCGGTACTGCTAAATAACTTGCTAATAATATTTCAAAGGCTTCTGTTAACATAGTGTCCCAATCTTCACTATCTGTAAGTTGGGCTATATATCTAATCTTCATAGTACTGTTGTCAGAAAGGAGTTTGTCTCCTTCTATTCGGTATTCTATAGAGCCGGGTGCGTATTCACTTACTTCTAATACTTTAAGGCATTTAGGGTCTACTGGTAATTGATACTCATAAGAATATTCAAAAGCTGGAGTGTTTGTAGTTCTTGCTAAAGAGGCTCTCTTAATAGTTGACGTCCAAGACCCTTGCATCATCACTCTATCTGCTAAGTCATTAAAAAGAGTGTTACAGAGTTTGGCTTCTGAAGTACTGTCAGTTAAACTGGTTATTGTGTTAGCTCCTAATCTTGAAAGAGCCATGTTGCAAATTTGGACTTTACTAGTCATTTATCCATTTTCCTGTTCTTAATTCTTCTATGTAATTTAAATAGTCATTGTCGTTTAACCCTTTATATATAGGGTATTTTAGGTCTTTAAACTTTTCATCTCTGTTGTTTTCTAGGTAGGTTGTTTTAAAATCTTCTGCTTTAACACCATCTCTTTCTAATCTTTTTAATACCCATGAGATGTCTGTAAAGTTAGGTGTTCTTATATGAAAGTGCCTATATGCCTTTCTAAAATTATTTGGTATTCCAAACGGGTGATAAACATTAGGGTCGTTCGGTTCGTGTAAAAAATCTTGTTGTTGTATTTCTTTTTCTTCTGGAAAGTCTGTTATAAATTCGTTGTATATCTTCTTAGCATATTTTAACATTGGGTCTAGTTGTCTAGTATACAAAGTTATAAAATGTGGGCCTATTTCTAGTTCTTCAAATTTTAATTCTGGATGATTATACTTCGCTAAAAAAGGTAACATCTGGTGTGCCTATTGAGTTAAAATAAAAGGTGAGGACTCAAGGGGGGTACAACCCCCTATATTGCCCTCTGGAGGAAAGGATTAGTCTACTACGTAGTAAACCCTTATTAACAAGTCACCTGCTGCAGAAAGAGCTGCAGAAGCTGCTTGAGATTGAAAGACTATATTAAAATAAGTCTTAGGGTCTTCATCGTAACCTAGTAGTGACCAAATAGGTTTGATTTGGTCTTCAGGTCCGAAAGTAGTAGCATCTAAAGCTGCAACACTTGTCATTACTGTAGTGGCTGCTCGAAAAGCAGTATTACCATCTACAAACAAGTCAGCGTCGATGATGTCATCTTCGTCATGCTTAGTTGCAGTACTAGATGTAACAGACGTATAGTCTTGTCTAGCGGCTACGCCGATGTCAACAACTAGAGTTGGTGTACACGCGTGAGTATCTAAGTCATCGTTGATGTGTTGGATTTCTAGGATTCTAGCGTTACTTGGTAATGGGATATTCATAATCAAGTTATCGCCAGCTTCTAATTCCGTAGCAGCAGCAAATTGATGTGAATCACTAGCTACTCGGACTCGGCCTTCGACTAAACGAGCATCGGATTTGATTCCGTTATTTCGGTTAGTTAGGCTCGTTGTTTTTTGAGTTTCACCTGCCATAGGTATTCTCCTTTAATTTTAAGTATTAGATTAAGACTGTACGCATTCGATAGCTACAACACCTTCTTCTTCGATACGAGTAGCACCGAGAGTCATGTTAGCATATACTTGAGTTGCGTAACCTTTGCTAGGTAGTTTGTCCATTCTTACTTTAGGTTCTGCACCCATAGCAAGTCCTACTGAGCGTTCCAAGAAAGCGAAGCATCTAACTGGTGCAGTATCGGTTCCGTCTGCGGTTCCTGGTAAGATTCCATCTTTAACAGTTACAAACTTGAATCCCATAAATGTATCTACTTCACCGCGAACTAACGCTTTAATAGTGTTGTAGTCTGCTGATTGGATTTCAGTTTCGTTTAATAGAGAAGCTAATGCGTCTGCATTAAGAACTAATGTAGCTTTATCTCGGATACTTCCAGAGTGGCCCATTAAGATTCTTCGAGCTTCAATTAGTTTTTCTACGATTAAATTACTGTTTGCAGTAGTGAAATCTTCATCAACTACTTGACTAGTAGGTAATGCTACGGTTGAAGAAGCATCAGAAGAATCTATAGATAGAGCGTTTCCGTTAAGTGCGCTTATGATTATTTCATCAATCTTAATTCCTAAGTCATATGCTGCCGCTAATGCGTAGTCAGATTTAGGGTCTGCTAACATACGAACTTCATCTTCTTCATCGATAAGGTCTGCCCAAAAGTAGTCATCAAGAATAACTCGACGTCTGCTGTGTGGGGTATCTGTATAGGTTACATCGGCATGACGTCCTGTTTTAAGAGATACGTTACCGCGGCCGATTCGGTCAAAGTGGTCATATTTACCTACAGTTTTCTTAACTCTAACTCGGTCCTTTAACATAGAACCTTCTTGGTTCAAAAGGTGAATTAGATTATCAGAGAACTGTTGGACAAATGCTTTATTAATTTCTGTAGACATTTTAAAGTCTCCTTACAATATAGTGTTTGATGTTTCAAAGTTCATGAAAGTTGAAAGATTTATTTTTGTTGTCACTATAGTAAGTTGTCCTCAGATTAAGGGCTTTCTATTGTGGCTCTTTTCATCCTGAAAGGTTAGGCT